AATGTAGTTCACAATCATCGTTGAACTATGCGACCGACTTATGTGACCGACTTATGTGACCGAAAAGCACGATCTATGCGACCGATTTATGCGACCGATTTAACACAAACTGCAAAAAAACTGTTGATAAATATAGGTTATGAACAATAAAATGATTATCTTTGTTAAGATGACAAAATTATTAATACTAAAATTTAAATTATGGGAGACTTTAAAAAAGAGGTAGAAAAAGCAGGATCTATCGAAAACTATTGGACAAACACTGCTAAAAAAAACTTAGTAGGTGCAACCGTTGTTAAGGTTGAGTACATGAAAAAAAGCGAAATGAACGATATGATGTGGTACAAATCGCCATTATGTATTTTAATGAAAAAGGGAAATGAATATTTTTGGATATATCCAAGTGCTGATGACGAGGGAAACGATGGAGGAGCATTATTTACGACCTTAGAAAATTATTCATGCGCACCAACACTTTAGATATGAGAAAAACAAAAGACTATTTGCACGATAACTTATCAAATGACGTTGATAATGATAAGGTTTTCCAAAAAACTTATCAAACGATTGAAGAATTGTCAAGAGACATCTCTGAAAGCCAAATAAAAGGGTTTGGTATAAGAGACAGAAAAATGATAGCTGAAATATGCAGTATGAATGCTGTAAAATTTTCAGATAAAATCATAGAATTAGTAAACTACACAATAGAAAACTTTAAAAAATAGAATTATGAGTACATTTTTAGAACATCAAGTAAAAGCATTACAAAGAGAATTAAGAGAGTTGGTAGAGCTTGGGGAGCATTCGGTCGAAATACTAGATACGTTGCTAGAAAAGTCAACTGAGATTGATTTAGACGACAGAAAATATGTAAGCTATATAAATCAAGAGTTAAAAAGAAAGTTAAACAAACTAAAAATATTAAACGATGGCGAATAATTGTTGGAACTGGGTTTCTTTTAATGGAGATAAAAAAAACTTAGACAAATTAGAAAAAGTATTGAAAATTTACGACAAAACAAATTACTTTACTGAGTTTGGCGATATTGTTTTAGGTAGAAAACCTCAAGATTATAAATCTCAGCCATTTGATTTTTATTATAAATATGGCACTAAGTGGTGGGATTTTGACATAAGTAGAGATTCTGACACTTCTTTAGTTATAAATGGAGATAGTGCTTGGAGCCCTCCTTTAGAGCTTACAAAAAGAATTTCAAGCGCATATAAGTTAGAGGTACAACATGAATTTGAAGAAGCTGGAAATGATTTTGCAGGTATCCATAAATACAAAAATGGAGAGGTTTTGGAACAAAAAGACATGACATATCAAATGTATCAATTCAAAGAAAATCCCGAAGGCTTTTGGGATGATATAAACATGCACATAGAATGCACAGAAAGTTGGGAAGAATTTCTTCAATATATTGATAAAGAAGTATTAAATATAATGTCTGAAAAAGACTTAAAAGACTTAGTAAATGAATACAAACAAGCCACAGGAAATCCTGTTCCACAAGATTAAGGAAGAAAAGGGAAAAAAACTTTTCAAAGACAACGCATATTATTATAAAAACATATGCGCAAGTGAAAGAGATGGTGTTTATGAAATATACGACACCACAACAAACGTATACAGACCATTGTCTATTGATGAAATGGAAAATCTTTTAAAATCTGATGATCTAAACGATTTTTGTCTTGATCTAAAAATCAAAAACTTAAAAGAAAGATTTAGTGGTCATAGGCATAGATTTCACATCGCAATAGCGAAAAACAACGAAAAAGAGAAGAAATTCTTCTATAAAAGATGTGTTAGCGACATAAAACAGCTAAGAAATGCTTTGAATTAACAATTTTATTTATATATTTGTTAACACAAAGGGAGTTTAATTTAATTTTAATAACATGAAAACAGACAAGTTAAAAGCTCTGTACTTAAAGTACGGATTATCAAAAGACGATGTATTTAAACATCAACACTACATTATCATCACAAGAAGCGGGATTGATAAAATCCAAGCAAGTGAAAAAATCACAATCACTTATGACGTAATCAACTGCGAAACAAATTTTTGTGTTGTGAAAGCTAACGCAATTGTTGGAGAAAACAGCATTCAAACATTTGGCTCAGCTTTAAAAGGATCCACTCACAGAGACGGGAATTGTAATACCTGGTATGTAATGGAAATGGCAGAGAAGAGGGCTATGAGCAGAGCTGTGCTAAAATTAACAGGATTTTATGAACTCGGCGTTTTTGGTGAAGACGAGAGTGAAGATTTTAAACGTAAAGATGCATCATGGAAAAAGCAATAAAAAAACTAAAAGATGACAAGCATTACTACGGAGAGTTTGGAAAAAAATTCCTATCTAATTCAGATATAGACTCTTTAATAAACGATCCGTTTAGCTTTAAAAAAGATAAGCCACAGTCCTTGCCTTTTTTATATGGAACTGCGTTTCATGAAATGGTTATGTTTGGTAAAAGCGATAGCATGGAGGCAATTGAATCTTCCACAAGAACTACTAAAATATATAAGCAATCTATTTTAGATAGAGGTAAGGAGATAATGTTACTTCAGAAAGAAGCTGATGAAATACAATCAATGGTGGATGTGTTTAAAAATAACGAAAACATTAAAAAAGTTTTAGATATTAAAAACATACAATTTGAGGTTCCTTCCATAGACTTTATGACAGACAGAAACCTGCCATGGAAAGGCAAAGCAGACATCCTAACGGACGATTTTGTTTACGACATCAAAACGTGCAGTAAATTAAAAAGCTTCCGTAATAGCTCTAAAAGCTACAATTACGACAGTCAAGCTTTCATATATTCAAAATTGTTTCAAAGACCTATGAGGTTTCTGGTAATAGAAAAAGGGTCTGGTCTGATAGGCATTTTTGAAACCTCAGACGAAGCCTACGATAATGGGTTTTATAAGGTTGATGCTGCCGAAGAGCAATACTTAAAGTATTTTGTAGACAAGAAAGAAGATATTAAAAATTTCACAAAGTATGGGGAAATTTAATAAGTTTGCAAATAATGACGAAGCTGCTCAGATAGTAGCTATCATCATCGGAATAATAATTTTAATCAATTTTAATTTAATATAAATAATATGTCAACATTAATTTCAGCCTCGATCAAGGCTTCTGAACTAAAGAAAATTGATCCTAACAAAGTGATCAAAGGGAAAAAAGACAATTACATCCCTATTTTAATTTCTGTAAACGACGATTCTAAATTTGGTAAGAATGTGTCAATCAGTATTCAACAAGAAAAAGAGGAGAGAGAAAATAAAGCTCCAATACATTATCTTGGAAATGGATCCGTTATTTGGACAGACGGTACTGTTAAGAAAGGCGTTAAAGAAGAGGATAGTGGGTCTCAACCATTTGAGGATTCTAGTACAAAAAACGACGGTGGTTTAGATAATGACTTGCCGTTTTAAGTTAACTAACCCTCTGAAAGCTTATGTTAGTAGGAGGGTTTTTAAAAGCTATAATCATGATAAATAATAATTTAAAAATAATAAAAAGGATAGCTGATATTGTAGCTGCTCATTTCGATATAAATGTTAGGGATATGTTTCCTAATAGTAGAGAAAATGAAACTGTAGAAAAAAGGCAGATATTTCATTATATGGCTACTAAACATACCAAAGCAAGTTTAAGGGAAATTGGAGACTTCTCTAAAGTTATGGGTAGAAACATTAGTCACAATCATGCCACGGTACTATATTCAGTAAAACAAGTACAAGGATATATGGATGTAGATAAAGAGTTCTACAATCAGATGAAACAATTAGAAAGCAAAATATACAAAGCAGTTAGTTTAATTAATAAAACTTCTAGAATTAGAGATGTTCAAGTCCAGGCAATTATAGATACAGTTTTTGGAGATGAAAATTTAGAATTCGTTGAATTAGTTCATTTGTTAATCGAAAAGATTTACGAAAACAAAAACAAAGAAGAGTTATCGCATTTAATTTTTCTGCAAAACAAAATGAACAATGAAAGGATTTATAAAACTTCACAGATCGATACTAGATTGGGAATGGTATAAAGATACAAATACCAAACATTTATTCATACACTTACTTCTTAACGCTTGTTACGACAATTGTCGATTCATGGGTAAATCTGTCAAAAGGGGAGAATATATAACTTCTTTGACCAGGCTTTCTAGTGACTTAAATATACCTGTAAGACAGCTAAGAACTTCTCTTAAAAGATTAGTGAAAACAGGAGAAATAGACACGCAAACGACAAACAAGTATACGAAGGTAACTATCTTAAACTATGATAGTTATCAAGTAGATGAGGTTAAAAAGAAAAGAAAAGCGACAAGCAAACGACAAACAAAAGACACGCAAGCGACAAAGATAAGTAAGAATATAATAAATAAAGAAGATAATAATAGTATGATAAAAAAATGTAAAACCGATATGATGTGGAAAGAAACAACGGCTATGCATTTTAAATTACCTATTTCTAAAATTGATTCTGCATTAGATAAATTCCTTGAGGTTCTTACTATAACCGATGAGAACAAAAATAATATGCGTGACTTAAAATCTCATTTTGTCAATTGGATGAGGTACAACTCCGACAAAATTACCTCAACAAAAGGTAGTTACAAGTGGAAGTGGAGGGGTCAAGCTGTTAAAAGTGGAACAAAAGAAGAAATGGAAATAGATAAACAAAAATTTGATCAAGCAGGTTTTGATTTTACAATACTATAATTATGACAGAAAACAATTTTGAAATAGACGTATTCAACCAATACAAATTACCTACCAATAAAAAGAAATCCACATGCCCTACGTGTTCTTCTTCTAGAAAAAAGAAAACGCAAGAATGTATGATGCTGGATTGGGATAGAGGATTGGGAACATGTCAACATTGTGGAGAGGTTCATCAACTGCATACATACAAGTTAAAGGAAGATAGCAACACAGTAAACTACATAAGACCCGTAAAGAAAAAAGAAATCAAAACAAGTAACAATGTTATTGGTTGGTTTGAGGGCAGAGGTATTTCTGAAAAAACCTTAAATGATTTAAGGGTCTCTAATAACATAGAGTATATGCCTCAAGAAGGGGCTGAAGTAAATGCAATACTATTCAACTATTATGTTAAGGGTAATCTAATAAACATAAAATACAGAGATTCAAAAAAGAATTTCAAAATGTATAAAGGTGCCCAAAAAACATTTTACAATATAGATTCAATATTTGGTCAAGAAGAATGTGTTATAACAGAGGGGGAGATAGATGCTTTATCATATCATGAAAGTGGTATTAAAAACGTTGTAAGTGTTCCTAACGGATTTAACTCTTCGGGTCAAATAAATCTAGACTACTTGACTGACTTTTATTATTACTTTGAAGACAAAAGTAAAATATACTTAGCACTAGATGCAGATGAAGCAGGAGAAAATGGAAAGAAAGAGTTTATTAGGCGATTTGGTTCTGATAAATGCTATCTAGTTGACTTTAAAGATTGCAAGGATGCAAACGAGTATTTAGTTAAGTATGGAAAAGAGGCTTTAAAACAAACAATACAAGACTCAATACCATGCCCTATTGAAAACGTTCTAAGAGCTAACGATATGGCGTCTCAGTTAGATTCTTTCTACAAAAACGGTATAGAGAATGGATATAAAATTGGTTTAGGTAGTTTCGATGGTATATTTTCTACATACACAAAACAATTTATAGTTGTTACGGGATTTCCCTCTAGCGGTAAGTCAGATTTTGTAGATCAAATGTCTGTTGGGTACAACATGATGTACAATTGGAAGATAGCTTATGCTAGTACAGAGAATTATCCTCAATACTTACACGTTGATAAATTAGTAAGAAAATACTACGGAAGAACACCCGAGTATGAAGAAACACAAGAGCCTGCATGGAGAAAATGTGTAGACCATGTAAATAAGAATTTCTTTTTTATAAACTATGATGATGGATATGATTTGGAAAGAGTATTATCTAAAGGAGAAGAGTTGGTAAGAAGAGTGGGTATAAGATGCTTGGTCATAGATCCTTATAACAAGGTTAAAGACAAGTCTTCATCTAAACTAGGTATAAATGATTATACGAACGCATACCTAAACAAGATTGATAATTTTTGTAAAAAAAATGACGTTATAGTAATTCTTGTAGCTCATCCAACAAAACCTCAAACAGATAAAGGAAAGGTATTTGAGCCTACTTTTTATGATGTAAAGGGTGGAGGAGAGTTTTATGATATGAGTCCTCATGGGTTGTTGGTTCATAGAGATTATGAGCAAGGAACCGTAAAGGTAAAAGTATTGAAAGTTAAGTTTTCAAATCTAGGGGAAAATCAAGCTGATGTAAATTACTTTTGGAATGTTAATAATGGTAGGTATACTGAAATTGTAAATGGCAATCCGAAATGGGATAACTCAAATTGGATGTTGCCAAAGAAAAATCCTTTTGAAAGAAACAAAAAGATTGATATAGAATTTAATAAATTAAAAATATAGAAATGGAAAACAAAAACAAAGAAGATGAGTTAAGGAATGGGTTAGAGTTAGTTTTAACCCTTCAGTTAGCTTTAGAATTAATGGACGAATATAAGTTAAGGGGTTTGTCAAAAAAATATGGTAACATGTTTAAAAAATCTCTAGAAAAAAACTTATCAGAATCATACGATAGATTGTACACAGACGATTCAGAATTTGTGACAAACGCAATGAACATTAAAAATAAATTAATGTCTAATATAGCTTCTTTTAACGAAGCTGATGCAATTTTATTTTCAGAGTTTACAGAAAAGTTTATAAAGAATATAGGAATTGCTAGAAAAAAAGGAGTAATATTTTTTGATAAAATAATATAAATATGAAAGCACTAATAGTAATATTGGTTACTGCAACGATTTATCATGCAGACCCAAAACAATGTAACGCGGATTTTTTAACAACCGCATCTTTAAAAACAATTAATTCACAATCACCTGGATCACATAGATGGATTGCTGTGTCCAGGGATCTAGAAAAACATGGATTTGTATTTGGAGCAAAAGTTATGGTTTCAAACGCAGGAAACATGGATGGAATTTGGACGGTAGAAGATAGAATGAATAAAAGATGGACCAAAAGAATAGATTTTTTAGTTGACTACGATATTAAAGGAGGTAAATGGGAAGAAGTTGAAATATCTTTAATAGATGAATAGATCTATTCACGAATCAATGGCAATTTGTTTTAAAGAAAACATAAAAATATACCCAATAATTTACGACAAAACAACCTTTAAGATAGAGGTTAACTACAATGGTAGAAAAAAGGTAGGAGAGAAGTTGTACGGAATTACATCTGATCAAAAGAAAATGCAAAAAAGAATAATAGAATTATACAATGAGTTCGCAGATAAAATACAAAGTAGGGGATAGGACATTTGTCCTGGATAAAAAGTCAATTGTCCGTTCATATGATAAATACTGTCAAATGTCAGATGAAGATTTCTTGGCAGATTTAATAAACATTATGCATTTTGCAGTTTATGTTTGCTATATTAAAAATGTTCCAAGCAAAGAGATACTATCAGATGATGGATTAATACATGAATTAGTTCATTTAATGAAGGATAATACTAGAAAGTATGTTGATTTAAAAAAAATAAGGAAAAACTTTAACAAAACTTTGTGTATTAAAAAAGAAATCATTACATTTCCTAAAATTAATTAGGAAATGCCAACCCTTCATTCTGACAAAGACTTATTTTGGAAATCTAAAGATACCAAACTAGAGATGGTTAAGGAATTTAACAAGGCTTTTTCGATAGATCAAGAGGAAAAACCTTCTCTAACTTCAATAGAAAAATTTCAATTAAAATACAATTTATTAAAAGAAGAGCTTGATGAATATAAACAAGCTTGTGAAAACGAAGACTTAACTGAAG